CTTCATTTCTCGGGAGCAGCTGGTGTGCTTGCGTGACGCGGCGTACTCCGAAGAGGTGGCCGCATGACTGACAAGATCAGCATCAACTGCCAGTCCAAGCTCACCGAGGCCATCACTCGCATGACGGCGATGTACCGCGACAAGAAGTTCGTCGTGGTCTCGTTGCGCCCGGGCAAGGATCGCACGCTGGATCAGAACGCATTGTGGTTTGCGTTCTACAAGCGCATCGCCGAGATGACGCAAATCGGCGACATTGAGGACGCCCGCCGTTACTGCAAGCTGCACTTCGGTGTCGCGATTCTTACTGCTGACGACGAAGACTTCCGGGCGAGCTGGTTCAAGACCATGCGGCACCTGTCCTACGCCGACAAGCTAGATCTGATGGGTGCCTGCACGCTGTTCGGCCCTGACGGCTTCCCGGTCACGCGCCTGTTCAACCGCGCCCAGGGCATCGCTTACACCGACCGCATCGTGGCCGAGTTCAGTGCCAAGGGTGTCGTGTTCAGTGATCTGCTTGGGGAGGAGGCCGCGTGAGCGTTCTTGATGCCTTCACTGACGACGAGCTTTTTGAAGAGATCGTGCGCCGCAGGAACGGGGCGAAGTCTTCGCGCATGCCTGCCAGGTGGTGCGAGGAATGTCTGAACTTCCGCACTTGGGAAGAGAAGAGCGATCCGCCGAAGGGCTACAACCCTTGCTCCAAAAAACACCAAATGGAGTTTCACACGCCGACCTCGTGGCAGTCGCCGGAATGCTTCGGCCACTACCGAACCATCTGCACTGATCGGCAGGAGTGTCCGCAATGAAGACCATTAAGGCCCTCATCAGGACCATCCGCTGCTTCGTCACGCTGATCGAGGCTGGGTATCAGCACCACCAGGTGGAATTCCAGTTCGGGGGTGGGCTGTGATCGGACAGGCAGTGAAGAAGTCGCCGCCGGCACGCCGGAAGAAGCGCTGCGTTAACGCCGAATGCGGCACCGCGTTCATCCCTCAACGCCTCGGCCAGAAGGTGTGCAGCCCATCCTGCGCGTTGGCAGAGGCCAGGAACCCGGCAAATCAGGAGAAAGCCCGGAAGGCGCTGGCGGATCTGGACCGTCAGGACATCAAGGTTCGCAAGGAGAAGCTGAAGACCCGCGCCGACCACATGAAGGCCACACAGGTAGCGTTCAACGCTTGGGTGCGCGCTCGCGACGCCGCGCAGCCGTGCATCAGTTGCGGCCGGTTCCACCAGGGCAAGAATGACGCCGGCCATTACCGAACCGTGGCGAGTGCGCCAGAGCTGCGCTTTGAGCCGCTGAACTGCCACCTGCAGTGCTCGCCATGCAACACGCACAAGTCCGGCGACATCGTGAACTACCGGATCAGCCTGGTGCAGCGGATCGGCGCCGAGAAGGTGGCATGGCTGGAAGGCCCACATGAGCCAAAGAAATACACGATAGAGGACCTGAAGGCGCTGACCGCGCTTTACCGGGCGAAGACAAAAGAGCTGAAGGGGAGATCAGTTGCATGAAAATCAATTCGGCACGTCAGGCATGGCATGACTGCACCTACACACCGGCACCCGGCCAAAGCTCTGACGTGGTTCAGTTGGGCGTAGTGGTCCAGAGCACCGAGCGCGGGCCGACCGCGAACCACGCCGTGCACAGTGCACTGGCGGGACACATTCAATCCGTCATTGCCAAGCTTCACCCTCAGGTCCGTGTGTTCGGCGAGTACATGTACGCCGCGCACAGGAGCGACGACATCCGCGAGGCAGGGGAGGAGGTGGTGTTCGGCATGGTCGTCTCCAAGTCCAAGCGCATGACCGCCGGGAAGCGTGAAAAGCTTGAGTATGTGGTCAAGGGCGTGATGCGCAGGTATCGGTACATGCACCAGGGCGGGCAGTCGGCAAATGAAGATCCGCTGATTAAGCCGGAGGGGTTCCGCAGTTGGCTGTGGGCTGAGTACGGTTGCCGTCTTGAGTCGTGCGCTTGGGCGCGCGACTGGGAACCAGTGATCACCTTGATTTTTGAATGCTGCGAGGATCTGGATCGGATGGCGCTGAGCCCTGTCGGAGCGGTCATTTATCAGATGAAAGAGGCCGCTTAACATCCGGATTTTTCCATATCTGTCTCGTTACGTATCTATACGTTGACTTCCCGCACGGCTGAGGGCATCATTTCGCCACATTGAGTATTTTGCCTACGGCAACTTGCTCGCCAAAGCCCAGTCAATTGCTGGGCTTTTTTTATTCTGCCTACAGGGATTTTTCATATGGAAGCGTGGGAACTGGTAAAGCGCCTTCTGGCTGGGGCCCTCGGCGAAGGATGTTCGTTTTCCGCTGGCATTATTGCTGGGCAATATCATCGAGAGCTCGCAGAGAGCGGTCAGGACGCCGGCTTATCGCGTGAAGAACTTGTTGAGGTCGCCGAAGAATTCGCCGAGGACCTGCAGGCAGCCGGCTTAATCCGGCCTGCAGGGGTAAGGGGTGGCGGCATTGCGATACTCGGCGCAATGGAGCGTACCGATTTTGGTGGTGAGCTTCTGGGCGCGCTGCAAGGGCGTAACGTTGTGGCCTTTTTTGAAGGGCTAGACACCGAGATTGAGGCGGGTGACATCCGCCGGAAGCTGCATCAATTGAATTCCTGATACACCGATTCTCAAAGAGCCCAGCCATCGCGCTGGTCTTTTTGTTGATAAAGCACTGCGCCGCTGATATTCATAGCGCCTCAATCAAAAGGAGGCTGCATGAGTAAGTTTGGCTGGGAAAAGAAAAAGGTCGGCGGTAAAGAAATATTCCAGGTAACCATCGACGGGCATCCTATTGGCAATCCTTGCAAGAATGAGGAGGAGGCCAATGCGACGGTGACTCGATTGGAGCGCGAAGAGCGCCAGCGCAAGATCGACCGAGACTCGGGGATTGAGCCGTAACCAAAAGAACTACAGAAGCCCGGCCATTGCGCCGGGTTTTTTCGTTTTTGTTTTGCTCAGAGACCTGCAGCCAGAGCAGCCCTTCGGAGGACATCTGGACACGGATAAGCCGGTAGTGCCGTGCTGCATAAAACACCGGCAGCCCGTGAGCAGCTGACCTCATGCTTTCTGCTGCTGCGCGAGGCGAGCCGTCGAGACTGGTGCATTTGGGTGCCAGCGATGGTGAAGTCTTTGGCGGACGGCGGGAAAGACCGCAAACCTCATTCCTCGGAGATCAGATTTGCCTTAGTTCAAGGCCAAGCTGTCTACCTCACGACCAGTCTCTGGGTCGTTCATGCGAGAGTGGCGGAACAGGCCGGTTGCGACCAGTGCGTCAATGACAGGTATGGACGCTTGACGTGTATCTCTGCGGTTCTCGGAGGCGAACACACTCCGCAAGATGTAATCCACGCTATGCACCTTTACTTTCGTCAGGTCCTCATTGGACTTGCCGATCACCAGCTCGCGGCTGTTAGCGAGATCAAAGTGCTCGACCAACTGGCCCGCCGTGAATCCTGTACCGGCCCGGGAATGAGGAAGCTCAATCCAGATGGAGCGTGGATCCACCGAAATCTCCTGGTCAACGATAAGGCGGGTGTTGAGCGCCAAAAGGGCTGACTCAATTGCTTCCATTTTGGATGTGTGGAGGAAGTCGACCAGGCGATCACCCTGGGTCTGACTGACGCCGAGCAACCGGCAGAGATCGGCTTTGCGCATTCCGCGATCCATCATCGCGTTCCAAAGCGCGATCTTGGCCACGGTGACCGCTGGCAGATGCACGATCAGTTCGCCGTCTTCTGGTGGAGTGGCTACAGGGATCACCTTTCGTTCATCGACATAGATGGAAAGGGTGGTCTCGATACCGTCTACGGCCTCAGTCAGCGCGTGCTGTTCGTCATCGCCGTAGCTGTGGAACTCAGGAAGGTCTCGGCAGAACACTGCGAGCCCTGGTGTTTCGTCTTTCTCGAACCGAATCGCATAGTTGTACATGGTCACTCCTTGGAGATGATGGTCCAGCTTGCAGAGGGGAAGGGGGCTCTCAGAGCCCCAGTTGTTTAATGATCGCCTTGCGGGTCCCTTCGGGCATTTCCTTTGCCCCGTGATCCGCGAAGGTTGTCTTGTTGCCGTTCGGGGCGGTGACTTTGAAGTGGCTTCCTTTGCCTGCTTCGAAGGTCACCCCTTGGGCCTTCAACCATCGTCTGAACTCGCTGAACTTCATCACCTCGCCTCGTTGTTTGGATGAATCCAGTATACATCACTTTTGTGGTAATACAACAAATATGTAGTGTTGCCGTTCATGCCCAGTACGGAGTCGAGCGCATGGAATTTTTACAGCGCCTGTTCGATAAGCTGGACTGGGCATTTGCTGGATTGCTTGGCGCCATCGCCGCAAGCTTCTGGCATCGAGATGACCTGGTAGACCGAAAGGCCTGGGCGATCTTCATTTTCTCCGGCGCGGTGAGCGCCCATTACCTGACAGGACTCATCAGCGCCTATCTCGGAGTGGTTGAACCTCGGAGTGTGGCGGGTGTTGGTTTCCTGTTGGGCACCTTCGGGGGATCGCTCATCGCGGCGATCACCCGGGCCATCAAAGCCGCTGACCTCTGGGCTCTAATTCGCCAGCGGTTCGGGGGAGGCAATCCACCATGAACCTTGAACTGATCAACTCCATTGCCTGCGGCCTGATTGCGCTGTGGGCCACCTGGTGCGTGCTGAGCGGAAAGGTCCGGGACGGGATCGTCGGCAAGATCATCTATTCGGCGATCGCAATCAGTGGGTTTGTCGTGATGACGCGCAACCAGACACTCTTCTTCGGCCCGACCAATGCCGGGCTGACGCTTCACGCTTCCCTCTGCCTGGCTGGAGTACGCCACATGTTCATGGTCACGTATTGGCCGGCGGTGAAGAAGTGGATCTGCTCAAAGCTGAACTGCGATCACTGCCTGCGTGATACGCGCTTCGGTGCTCAGCCTGGGCAGGTAGATCGTCGCCGTCGGCCGCGCTGATCCGCGCCACAAATCCAGATGCGTCCGTTTCGTGGCGCGCGATCATTTGGAGCACACCATGCACAGAAAACCTAAAGAAGTTCTGCCGCCACCAGCCCAGGAAGCGGCAGTAGCCGTCGATGTGAACGCCGAGGTTGGCCATCTCGACCGAGCCATTACGACCGCCCTCAACGCTGCCGCCGCTGGTGGCTTGCCAAAGGGCTACATAGTTGCGGTTCTCCACGCTCACGCGTTGAAGCAGACGCAACTGCTGCTCGGCTGATTCAATCGCAGGCCACCCCATGAAGAAGATCATCGTCAGCAAGCTGCTCGGCTCTGCCGAGGTCGAATTCCTGCGCGAGGGGAGCGTCGTTCATGTCGAGCGCTTTAGTGGCAAGTCATCCTCCCCATACTGCCGGCTAATCCGCACAAGCGAGCCCTTCGACAGCCATCGCTGCCGATTTGTGACCGTCATGCCCGATGATTGGAAGTTCGAATACGAGGTGGTGGCGTGACTCAGGTCAATTTGGATCGCCCATATGCCACAAGCATCTGGGCACCAAACGTAAGTGCTTCCTTGGCAAGGTCTTTGACGGTATCGCTAACAACTGAACCTGTTGCCTTGCCAAGACTTGCCCCTATGGAGTCTGAGGTGCCGCTGATGCTGGAGGGCATTGTGAGTATTTCCAGTCCCTTGGTAGAGAGGACGCACTCCGTGAAGTAGTTTATATGGTCATGGTGTGGCGTGCCCCATACGTATCCCGCATCTATAAGCCATGACATCGTTGCACCGAAGATGGCTTGCTGACTCGCGTAGCGTTCAAGCCAATCAGGGGCGATAGCCTCGACTTTATTCTCCATGACATCGCTATCCACGGATATCCGAATGGGGAAGCTTCGGTAAAGCGCCGCGAAAATCAAACCAACCGCGTTATCAAACTCGTCAATGTGATCGGCCATGAGTTGGTCCTTTGATATGGCTCAAGGGGAGATTCTGGTTCTACCTTGCTGAGCATACAGAAAGGAACCACCCTATGGCGCTGACAGCAAAACAGCAGCGCTTCGTCGATGAATACCTGATTGACCTCAACGCCACGCAGGCCGCTATCCGCGCGGGTTACAGCAGAAAGACGGCGCAGGTGCAAAGCGCTCGCCTGTTATCAAATGTTATGGTTTCGCAGTACCTCGCCAAGCGCAGAAACGATCTGCAGGGCCGGGTGGAAATCAGCCAAGACATGGTGCTCCGAGAGCTGGCCAAGATCGGCTTCAGTGACATCCGCAAGGTCGTCCGCTGGGGTGAGACGATGGTCCGGATGGTGGATGGCGAGGAAGGCGAAGCGGAAGACATGATTCCGTACCATGGCCTGGCGCTGATCGACTCCACCGAGATCGACGACAACACGGCCGGCGCCATTGCCGAAGTATCTCAGGGAAAGGACGGTCTGAAGGTCAAGCTGCATGATAAGAAGGGGGCTCTGGTTGATATCGGTCGGCACTTGGGAATGTTCGCTCCCGCCGGCCACGCTGACCTGGACGGAGAGCTCAAGCGCATCGAGATCGAGAAGCGCCGCATCGAGCTGGTCGCGCTCAAGGCTGGGCTCGGCCCGCAACAGCCAGTAACGAAGATTGAAATCGAGGTGGTCGGTGGAAGGCAGAACCTTAAAGCTCCAGATGACGGAGCCCCAGGCGCGGTTCTTCCAACTCCCTGACAAGTACCCGGCCTTCGTGGGTGGCTTCGGCACCGGGAAGACCGAGACGCTAGCCAACTGCGCCATCCGTGACGCGCTGTCGTCGTCGAGCGCCCTGATTGCCTTGTACGAGCCGACCTACGACCTGGTGCGCTTGATCCTCGCCCCGCGAATGGAAGAGAAGCTGCAGGATCTAGGTATCCGGTACAAGTACAACAAGCAGGAGAACATCATCTACTCCAGCTCGACCCAGTGCGGCGACTTCGTGTTGCGGACGCTGGAGAATCCGGCCCGGATCATCGGCTACGAGTCGTACCGGGCACACGTCGACGAGATCGACACGCTCAAGAAGGCTCAGGCGGCGATGGCTTGGCGCAAGATCATCGCGCGGAATCGTCAGCAGCCGGCCGGTATCGAGAAGCCGTTCAACCGGGTCTCTGCCTACACCACGCCGGAGGGTTTCCAGTTCGTCTACGACACCTGGGGTCGCAGCCCAAAGCCGGGCTACGTGATGGTGCAGGCGGCGACGTACACGAATCCGTTCCTGCCCGAAGACTACGTACAGACGCTCCGGGATAGCTATCCCGCAGCGCTGATCGACGCCTATATCGAAGGCCGTTTCACGAACCTGACCTCCGGCAGCGTCTACCCGGACTTCAGTCGGCAGCTCAACCACTCGGATGACACTCTCCAGCCAGGCGAGCCGGTGCTGATCGGCATGGACTTCAACCGCCTGCACATGGCGGCGATTGTATACGTCATGCGCGATGGCTGGCCGGTAGCGGTGGACGAGATCGTCGACGGCCGTGACACGCCGCAGATGGTCCAGATATTCAACGAACGGTACAAACTCCAGGGGCATGCCGTGCAGGTGTTCCCTGATGCCTCAGGCCAGAATGCCAGCAGCAAGAACGCCAGCGAGTCGGACCTGAGCATCATCAAGCAGGCTGGGCTGGCGGTGCGGGTGAACTCTACCAACCCCGCAGTGGCCGACCGCATCAACGCCGTGAATGCCCTGATCCTGAACGGTGATGGTGAGCGGCGCATGAAAGTGAACACACACCGGTGCCCGCATCTGACTGACGCCCTGGAGCAACAGGCCTACGACAAGAACGGCATGCCGGATAAAAGCAGTGGTGTTGACCACGTGATCGATGCCGCCGGGTACCCGTTGGCTTATTTGTTCCCGATCAAGAAACCGACAGCCGGCATGCGCCGCATAGGAGGACTTGCCTGATGCCTGTTCAATCCACAAACCCCGAGTACGACGCTCACATTGCTGAATGGGAGCTGATGGACGACGCGCTCGAGGGTGAATGCGCGATCGGACGCAACACCAAGTACCTGCCAAGGCCATCTGGGATGGTCGAGGCAGAGAAGCTGGATGCCACCGGGAACGCCTACCTCTATCAGAACTACCGCGCTCGTGCCCAGTACGAGCACTGGGTGCG